GGTGCGTAGCACCTCAGACAGCTTCGGTCCCCGATGGTAATCACGGGGACAACTTTCCAGGGGGCGCAGCATGACCCACCCCACATCACTCGTTCTAGAGGGCAATGAGGTCAAGCTCCGTTTGCAAGCGGAACGCGTCCAAACCGGCTCACCCGTTCATGTCGATTGGCTCCGCTTCACGGTCAATCTGCGGTTCGCTCCCATCCCCACGGTTGAGCATCTTTTCCCGCCCGCCCAGGCATCGGAATTCGACCTTCGCTCAGAGCATCAACTGAGCGAAGACGACCGCCGCCGCGCAAAGCTCTGCCACCTGCTGCGCGATATTCCAGACCCTGACTTTGCGGCCAGCACACAAGCGCTTGAGCTGGCTAACAACGTGTGCGAAATCCTCGGTGAAGGCTTCACCGTGGACCCCGAAATGAAGAAGGGGCACGACTTCTACCGCCACCGCTGGAGCATCCTGCGCGCAGGCAATGAATGCGGCTGGGTCGGCTTCCTCGCCTCCGGCGAAAGCCCACGGCAGCGCGCCCAGTCAAAGACCATTCATTGCAACCTGTACGGCGTCGCCTGCACGTTTGCTGCCCCAGGCTGGGCACCACGCATGGCCGATTACATGGACGAACACCGCGCCCTGGTCACGCGCTGCGATCTGGCTTTGGACTTCTTCGACGGCATCAGCGGTGGCATGGACCGCGTTGCAAGCGACTACGACGCCGGAGCCATGGACCACTACGGCCACCGGCCCGAACACAACTGCGTTGGCGCATGGCGCGCTGGTGGTGTGGGTCGCTCCTTCTACTTCGGCAGCAAGGCCGCAGGCAAGCAAACCAACGTCTATGACAAGGGCGTGCAGCTCTACGGCAAACAGGACGCCACTGGCTGGCAGCGCATCGAGTTGCGTTATGGAAACCAAAAGCGATTGCTGCCCACGGACATTCTCCGCAGGCCTGCCGACTTCTTCGCAGGTGCCAGTGATTGGCATGCCCTGATGCTGGCTGAACACGGCGCCATTGCATCGCCTGAGCCCATCAAAACAGAGCCGCGCCTGCCGCTCGAAACGCTCATGGCTGAGTGCACGCGCAATGCCCGTTGGTTCTTCTCCACCGCTGGCAAATCAGCCGCGCTCGCCTTCCTCTACATGGACCGCGAAACCCTCATGCAATTCATCGAGAACTGCGCAGAGCTGCCCGGTCGGCTGTCCAAGTTCAAGCGCTCCGAAGTCGAGCGCATCTATCAGCAGATGTTCAAAAAAATCTCGGGCTCCGGTGCTGGCCACGCCGCGTACGCCCACTAACCCAGGCCACACAAGGAAACCCAAAAAATGCGTATGCAAAGCCAAGCCGTGTTGCACGGTATCAAGTCCAGCAAGGGCGACTACGAAGGCCGCGCCTTCGACTCCACCACCTTCCACTTGTCGGTGGACATGGGCCAAAGCTCCAGCGGCGAAAGCATCGGCGTCGTCACTCGTCCGTTCAAGCTGGGTGACTCGTCGGAGTTCCAGAAGTGGGCGCACCTGAAAAGCAAATGGCCCATCACTGGCGTCATGTGCGATTGCGAATTTGATGTGGTCGCCGGTGCCGACAACAGCACAAAGCTCACGCTGCTCGCCATCAAGCCCGCCACCCAGGCCAAGGCCGCCTAAGGCCCAAAGGCACCCCATGCGCAACGTGATCCAGTCCCGCACAACAGGCGCTTTCCTTGCGCCGTCTTTCGAGGACGGCCAGCCGGAGTGGGTCATGTTGCTCTGCGAAGCCGCAATTGTCGAAGACCTCGAAACCTGTGTGCAGCTCATCGAAGACCACACCGAGCCATTCCACCGGCCTCAGGTCATCGACCTCGATGACCTCTACAAAAAGCAGGAGCCAACCCATGGATGAAATCGAACTCGAGTGCCCCAAGTGCGGCGCCCTGATTGGCTACGACCACGTTCAAGAAGTCGAGGGCGATGACAACGCCTGCGGCTGTCCTGAATGCGGCGAATCCTCCCCCACAGATGAATGGTTTGCGTGATGCGCTTCCTTGTCTGTTACTCCGAGGTCAACCCCTGCCCGGAAGCCTCCACCGCTTGGGTGTCCATGTCCGAAGTCATGGACTGGTCCCAGCTCGGCATAGACCCTGCCACGGTGTTCTACGTCATCTCCGCTGGCTTCGCGTTGGTCTTCGGCTCGTTCCTGCTCGGCTGGGGCGTGTCCCTCGCCATTGGCCTCATCAAGAAGCTGTAGCAGTCGCCAGCGTCAAGCCCTCGCGGCTTCGCGGTGTCGATTCCCGGCATCACTTCATCAACTCAAAGGAAATGCAAATGCAAACGTTCAAGCAAATCAAGAAGTACGGCTCCCGCGCACTGGTGGCCGTTGGCGCTGCTGCAGTGGGCACCTCGGCCATGGCCCAGGAAACGAACCCCCTGGTGCAATTCATCGAAGGCATCGGCCTGGGCGGCGTGTCCGCTGCTGTGATCGCTGTCGGTCTGGTGATCGTCGGCATCGCCCTGGCAATGAAGGGGCCCGACGTTGCCAAGCGCGTGATCCGCAAGGTCTAAGGCGGTCCCATGCTGATCGGCGCTCATGTCGTCCTGTTCTGGGGCCTGATGGCCATCTTGGGCGGCATGGGCGCCGTCTGCTTTGTACTCGGATTCAGGAGCAATTGATGACTAAAAGCCTCCTTGCCCTGTCCGTCCTCGCCGCTTGTTCTTTCTCCGCGCACGCCTTCGTGGCGCCGTCGCCCCCCCCAGGCTTTGGCGGCTCCCCTGGCAATTGGACTGTCGCACCATCCCCAGGGGACACCGTTGTAGACCGGGTTCTGAGGCAATCCAAAGTTCTACCCGTGCCGGGCTCCGCCGGTCAGAAAGTCGGCGTTGCATACCGCCTTGGCAACGCTGCAGGGCGCGTCGCAGCGGCAGTCATTTACGTGAGTCCACACCTGCGCACTGCCGTGGGCATTGCCGCGTGGCTTCTTGCTGCGAATCTGGTGTGGGATGAGGCATCTAAAACATGGAAGTCCTCCAAGCCCGGAGACGACGCATATCTATCGGACGGCAAAAGATATCTGGCTTGGCCCGGTGCCACGCAGTATCACTACTCCCTTGACGCTGCTTGCTCTGCTAGGGGCGCGTACATGTCCAATGCGTCTGTCACTTACACGCTCTCTGGCACCAGCAACGGCTATCAGTGCAATTTCTCCTATCGCATGAGTGACGGTCGCACGGGCAGTTACACCGTCGGCGTCGAGGTGTTTGGCAATTCCACCTGTCCCGCTGGCTGGTACTACACGCCCGCAGGGTGCGTGCAAACACCCCCACCAAAGCAAGTCACTCAAACGGAATTTGAGGAAGCATTGGCCCCAAAGCCCATGCCTCCAACAGTGCCCGGTGAGTTGCCCCAGCCAACCCCCTTGCCTGTCGAATCCCCTTCGCCGTGGGTCAATCCATCCCCAGGCTCTAACCCCACTTCTCAGCCTTGGCGTGTGCCTACTGGCAATCCAGAGCCCAACCCCAACTACGACCCCAACGCGCCGGCCTCTCCGACCAATCAGCCATACCGGCAGCCGTACACCGACTACATACCCAGCCCGACCTATGACCAGCCCTGGCGCCTGGATACGCGCCCTGGTTATCGCTACCTGCCAACGCCCCAAGGCATGACTGACCCCCTCACGATTGATCCCGTTGCTGATCCCTCCAACAAGCCCACCGAAGACGAAAAACAGGACTTGTGCGAAAAGCATCCCAACATCGTGGCTTGTGAAGACGGCGAGATAGCCGACCAGCCGTTACCCCCCATCCCCCATCTCTACGACCGCAAATATCCTGACGGCCTTGTAGGAATCTGGAACCAAAAAAGCCAGCAGATCAAGCAGTCCAGCACCTTTACGCTTGCTGCTCAGCTCATGCCGACTACTCTCACGGTCGGCGCCTGTCCCGCCTGGGTGATCCCTTTGAACCTCGGTTCATGGGCCAGCTACGGTGAATACAACGTCGCGCCCCCATGCTGGATATGGGACGTTGCAAAAACCATCATCATCATTTCTGCGCTGATGCTGGCCCGCTCTTTGATCTTTGGCGGCTGACATGCTCGCGAAGTTCTTCAATCTCATCATCGAGAAAATCTCAGCCGTCCTCACCTGGATTGGCAACCTCTACAAGGCCGTTATGACGGCTGGCTGGGACTTCATCCGCGATGCAGCCTGCTGGCCCTTTGAGCAGATCATGGACATCGTGGTGTCTGCCATTCAGGCCATTGACATGACCGATCTAGCCTCTCAGGTCGGCGCCTGGGGATCGCTGCCCGCTGAGCTGTTGAACATCCTCGGCCTGCTCGGTATCGGCACCGCCTCAGCCATCATCGTTGCCGCCATCGGCGTGCGCCTCGTGCTGCAGCTGATCCCGTTCGTCAGGCTCGGATCATGATCAACGGGCTGGAAGGAATTCCCGGCTCTGGCAAGAGCTATGAGGCTGTCGTTTATCACGTGCTGCCCATGCTGCAGCAGGGGCGCAAGGTCATTACAAACCTTCCCCTGATCGTGGAAATGTTTGCGGCAATCGATCCCAGTTACACGCACCTGGTCGAGCTGCGCCGCAGGCCAAAACCTGTGATGGGCACATGGGACGCTGACGCCATGGACGATGAGGGCAATGGCAATGCCTTCACGCTGTTTGACGACTCCGCAAGGCACCACAAGCCCACCGAGGCGGTTTCTGTCTTCGGCCATGTGTGGGACTACTACAGCACGTGGAAGCACCCTGAAACCGGGCAAGGCCCTGTGTTCATCATCGACGAATGCCACCTTGCGTTGCCCGCCGTTGGAACTGCAAAGGAGGTGGTCGAGTTCTTCAAGCTCCACCGGCATTTCAACTGCGATATCTTGCTGATGACGCAGAGCTTTAGGGACATCAATCAGCCCATCGCTCGCCTGATGGCAATGCTGGTGCGCTGCCGCAAAGCGGACATTCTCGGCAAGAAGGGTTGCTACATCCGCAAGGTGCACGCGGGCTATCGCGGTGCGGTCATCAGCGTTGAAGAGCGCCCCTACAAGCCGCAGTATTTCCCGCTGTACAAGAGCCACACGCAAGGCAACAGCGTTGCCGAATCAGGCGCCCAGGATGTGGCCCCGTTGAGCGTCAAGCTGCGCCGCTTCACGTGGGGTTTTTGGATCTTCACGGCCATCGTGATTGCCTGGATGTACTGGCCCAAGTCGGATGCAAAAAGCCAGGTCCAAAAGACCTCCGACATGCAATGGACGAAAGACCTGAAGGCCCTTCCACCCGGTGGCACCTTGCGCGCACCAGACCAGCCTGCGCACATCATCAAAACCTCCAGTGATGCCCAGGCGCCAGCCCCTGCACAGGCGGCCTCCAGCGCTGATCCTGATGCCACGCCGGAGCCTTATGCAAGCAAGGGCTTGCACCTGACTGGTCGCATCACCATGGGCGCTCAGACCGTGTACACCTTCGCAGTGTCGAACTCAGGGCAGCGCATCAGCACGATTGACAGCAGAGACTTGCAGGCGATGGGCTACACATGGCAACCGCTCACGGATTGCGCGGGCACGTTGCGGTGGAAGGGCAAGGCCCAGGCCATCACCTGCGACGCTCCTGTATTGGCTCAGGGCGCGCAGGATAGGCCGGTTGTGGTGGAGGTTGAATCAGGCCGCTCTAGCGCTTCGGGCGCCGGAACTGAACGGGGTTATAGACCGTCGAGCGCCAGTCCTTCTGCTTCCCCTTCGGCAGTATCCGAAGCTGCAGCATATTTGCCCGGCGTCGTGAACCCAAGAGCCGAGCAGACCCCGCAAAGAGTGCTACCGCCAGGATCACCATTCCAGCCGACGCCAACCACGGATGCATTGCGGCCCATTGGACCGCCAACGTTACAAAGTCCATACCGGCACTTTACTGGATGACAAATGGGGACCCAAAACGGAGACCTTGTGTCGCAGGTTTGGGGCGGGGGTATGGGGCCGCAGGGCACCATGGCAGACGGTCGTGCAACTCGTGCCCTTTGTTACGATCCTTCAATGGGAGCAGACAACAGAGATTGGTATCGCGACTGGTGGCGAAGTAAGACAGGCTACGTAGAGCGTGCGGCTTTTCGCATGTCAGAAGCTGACAGGAGGCGCGCAGTGCGTGCTTCCCGGTGGCGCATTGTTTTGGCCTCGATTGTGGTGATCGTCATCAGCTTTTTATTCAACAGATACCGGTGACCATTTACGGCTACGCGCGCGTTTCAACCCTTGAACAGAACACGGCAGCACAGCTAGCAGCCTTCCGGCGCGCTGGCATTGACAAGGTTGTGCAAGAAAAGCGCTCTGCTGTGAAGCAGCGCCCCGAGCTCGATAAGCTGTTGACCGTCTTGGTCAAGGGCGATGTGTTGGTGGTTTACAAGCTGGACCGGCTTGCTCGTTCCGTGTCTCACTTCGTCAAGGTTTTTGAGTACCTTAAAGCTAAGGGTGTCGGTTTCCGTTCATTGACCGAGTCAATCGAGACTGATACCGCTCATGGCCGCATGTTTTTGCACCTGCTTTCAGCCTTCGCTGAGTTTGAGCGCGAATTGATCAGGGAGAGGTGCTTAGCTGGTCAGAGGGCAGCGCGTGCTGCGGGCAAGACCTGGGGACGAAAACGCGCCTTGTCTGATGACGATGTGGCCCAGGCTGCGGCCTGTTGGCGCTCCGGTTGGTATGACCAGCGAACTCTTGCGGATATGCTGGGGGTTTCCGTCAGTAGCCTACGTGACCACATCCACCGGTACGAAGGTCGGGGGCGTTGGGCCAAAACACGATTACAAAAGTAAAATCATTCCATGCTCGATGACCGTGCCAAGTTGTTGCTCAAAGCCCTGGTCGAGCGT